CAAAAATATGGAACAAGATGGAAAAAACAACATACCAAAGCAATTCATAAAATATTTCAACTTGCAGATTCTGGAGTTAATATAGTTTATATTCTTGGAAATCACGAAGGTGAATTGCGTAGGTATGCTAATTTTAAGCACAAAAATTTTATAATGTGCGATCAATATGTCTATAGAACCAATAATGGTAAAAAATATCTTTGTGTTCACGGAGATAAGTATTCAGAATACTCTTCTGGATCTTGGAAGCAATTATGTTTTAATAAGGGATATGAATTAATTACCCCATTGAGTATTTGGTTAAATCGATTTTTTAGATTTTCATTAGTACATTTTCTGAAGAATACTGTTAATGGTCGTAAGTATATTGCAAAATATGAAAATGATCTGATTGATTTTTGTACGAAAGAAGGAAAATATAGTGGAATAATTTGTGGACACATTCATCACGGAAATATTAGATACAATGGAACTATAACTTATATGTGTTGTGGTGATTTTGTTGACACTTGTTCTGCTATTGTTGAAAAAGATGGAAAATTTAAGTTTGTAAATTATTAAAGTGAAACTAGATTATAAAAACTTAAAAAAGAATCGTGTCAAAACGACTCCAGAAAACGTCCGAGAGGCAAATGAAGGACTTTTTCGTGCTATAATGAACTTGCCCGATGCTGCAGACCATTGTGGTATGACGCAGAAGGAAATGAAACTTACTTTTTTTGAGTACTTAAAGTATCATCCTATTGATTATGAATATTGATTTTGATCGAATTAATCTTGAAGAATTTTTTGGTTGTGTTAATGCAACTAATACAAAGCAAATGAAGTCCAATACATTTAAGACCTTTAGGACATATTTGCAAGAAAAATCATTTGCGAAGTGGAGTGATGATCAGGTCATTTATGTTGGAGATCATAAAGATGGGGTAGATTTTATTGGTAAAGATGAAACTCCATATGAAATGAAAGGATCTCTCCGCCTTTTTAATAAGAATGGATCTACAAAAGTAATTACACTTAAGAATTTTCAGAGTGAAAATAAAGTTGTTGAAAAAACATTTGAGTATATGTTTCTTGTAGACACTGAGAATATGTCTATTGCTTATACAGATTGGAATACTGTTGAAAAGCGTGTTTATTTTACTCCCAAATCACCTATGGCAAAAGTTAAATTTCTTCCAGGAGATTTTACAATGCTGGCAGAAAAAGTTACTCCAGCACCAAAGAGTATTACTTCTGAACAAATCCTTGAAAATCTTGAGAGGATTCTTTGATGGCAACTCAAAAGTCTCTCAAAACTTGTTTAAGGTATCCTGGCGGCAAGAGTAGAGCAGTCGCCAAAATGGATCCTTACTTTCCAGATCTTCGTAACTATGAGGAGTTTCGTGAACCCTTTATTGGTGGTGGAAGTGTAGCAATTCATATAACTAAAAAGTATCCCAATCTAAGCATTTGGGTGAATGATTTATATGAACCTCTTGTCAATTTTTGGAAAAATCTTCAGTCTTCTGGAGATAATATGAAAGATCTTCTTTCAGATCTTAAATCAAAAAATAATACTCCAGATAAGGCAAGAGTTCTTTTTAATGATGCAAAAGTTTCTATTAATGATAAAAATCAAAATGACCTAGAAAGGGCAGTTGCATTTTACATTGTTAATAAGTGTAGTTTTTCTGGATTGACAGAAAGTTCTTCTTTTTCACCTCAGGCATCTAATTCCAATTTTAGTATTCGAGGAATTGATAAACTTCCAGAATATTCTAAGTTAATTAGTAACTGGAAAATTACTAATCTTTCTTATGAGTTTTTAATGGAAGAAGGGGAAAATGCTTTTGTGTATCTTGACCCTCCTTATGACATTAAGGATAATCTCTATGGGCATAAGGGATCAATGCATAAAGGATTTGATCACGATAAGTTTGCTACTGATTGTGATGCTTGTAATTTATATCAATTGATTAGTTACAATTCGGACCAATTGGTTAAGGATCGTTTTAAGAATTGGAATGCTGCTGAGTTTGATCTTACTTATACAATGAGATCGGTTGGTGAGTATATGAGAGAACAAAAGACAAGAAAAGAACTGCTGCTATTTAACTATGGAATTGAAGGATTGGTTAAACTCGATTAGAAAAACAAAGAAAAACTTAATTGATGAAGACCCTTCACTTGAGAAGGAATACCCTCCATATATTATTAATAAATGCCTTTCTGGGTATATTGAAACGATTATGCTTGTGAATGAAATAAATCAATACTCTTTTCTTCCTAAAAAAATGCAATATGACTTTTTTATAAATATTGTTAGGAAAAACAAGAGATTTTCCCCTTGGATCCGACAAGATGAAATCAAAGATCTTGAATATGTCAAACGTTATTATGGTTATGATAATGAAAAGGCAAAGCAGGCTTTGAAAATTCTTACAAAAGAACAACTTAATTTTATTAAATCGAAATTTGATACTGGAGGAAAAAATGAGTGTAGTTCGTGAACCTGAGGTTCAGTGGTCACCAGACCAAATGGTTGAAGTTGTATTAAGTGAACCTGATGATTTCTTGAAAGTTCGTGAAACATTGACCCGTATTGGTGTAGCATCAAGGAAAGAAAAGAAGCTCTATCAATCTTGCCATATTCTGCATAAGCAAGGTCGGTATTTTATTGTCAATTTTAAGGAACTTTTTGCATTAGATGGTAAACACGCAAATTTAACTGTCAATGATGTGCAAAGAAGAAATAGAATTATTCAACTTCTTGCTGATTGGGGATTAATTTCTGTTGTCGATGTCAGTAAAATTGAAAATATTGCACCACTAAATCAAATCAAGGTTTTATCTTATAAAGATAAGCAGGATTGGATTTTGGAAACAAAATACAATATTGGTTCTAAGAAAAAAAGGGTAGATGAAGAACAATAATTTCTCTCAAGTACGGAGATCCGCAAATTAAAGTTCGGTTTTTACCTTTTAAGATTTTTAAGTTTATGGTTAAATAGTATTGGATGCTGAAAGGGTCCATACAATCAAACCTCGCTTAAAAAGGAGTTACTAAAATGACTAACCTAACACGATATACTGCTGCCGATCTTCCTCAATTGATGGATAGAATTACTCGCAACAGTATTGGAATGGATGAATATTTTGATCGTTTATTTAATCTTCACGAAACGACATCAAATTACCCACCATACAATTTCATCAAAGTAAGTAATGTTGAATCTAGATTAGAACTTGCCCTTGCTGGATTTAGAAAAAAAGAAGTTAATGTCTACACTCAAGATGGTAAACTTTTTGTCGAAGGTCAAAAAGAAGATAAAGAAACGGAAACTAACTACCTGCACAAAGGTCTGGCTCAACGGAGTTTTACTAGAGCGTGGACACTCTCTGATGATACGGAAGTTAGATCAGTTGATTTTGAGGATGGGCTTTTGACGGTTGTTTTGGGTAAAGTTGTTCCAGAACACCATAAAAGAAAAGATTGGTTCTAAATATTTAAGTATCGTCGCCGCAAGGGAGTCTCTGGCAAAATCCAGGTTGACTCCCTTCTTTCTTTTTGGTATAATGGAGTATGTATTGAAATAATGTATGGGAACTAAACAAAATAAAAAAATTGATTCTAAAGGGCACGAAGAAGTTTGGATTTGGGAAGAAACTCCCGAAACTATTCAGGCACTTAAAAATCTTCATAATACTGTAAAAAAAGTAAATGATTCTAAAAAATGACAATTAAACTTTCTGTATTGAAAACTGGAGAACATATAATAGCAGATGTGAAGGAAATTATTTCCGAAGAAAATGTAGTTGGTTATTTGTTTGATAATCCGCATAGTGTAATATGTGAAAGAAATCCAATCCTAGTTGAAAATATTGAAAATACTGAAACTGAATTTCATATTACTCTGACTCCTTGGATTGTTTTATCTGCTGAAGAAAAAATACCAGTTCGTCCAAATTTTGTTGCTACTGTAGTTGAACCAGTGCCAATGCTTAAAAAAATGTATGAGGAAAAAATAAATGGAAAACTTGAAAGTGATAGTTCTTCTGAACAACATAATTCTCTTGGGGGAGATTGAAGAAGTTCCTTCAGAACTTGGTGAACCTGATTGTAAAATTATAAGACCTTTTATTATCAAAGATCCCGAAATAACTGGGTTGGGTTTTACTCTAGAATCTTGGTTATGTGATCACACGAATCAAAATGAATTTATGATTCATTCTGATAAAATTCTTACTATCTGTGATCCAAATCAAAATCTTATTGAAAAATATTCAAAAATGAATGAAAAATGAAAGTATTAAGTATTGATCTTGATTATATAATGGAACCCTCCATTGAAGTTTTTAATAGTATACATTTTAATGATAATCCATTATTAAGGTGGGATCAGTTATATGAAGACTTAAACTTTAAAGAAAGTCATTTTTATATAAATCAATCAAATTTACTATTTTGTTTCAATGTTTTTTTAAAAGCATTAAAAAGTACTAATAGTGTTTCTTTTGGTTATGAACACGACTCCATACTTTTTAGTATTTCTGAATATGATAATATAGATTTAATTAATATTGATCATCATGATGATGTTTTTGGTGGAGATTATGCTACTAAAGAACCTTTAGAAGAAGCTCTTAAAAAAGAATATTATGAAATATTGAAGTATAATCGAGTTCATGAGGGAAATTGGGCAGCTTGGTTGGCAGGTAAAAATAAAATAAATTCTTTTACTTGGATTGGAAATGAAAATAGTGGGAATAAATCAAGAAATCAGTATAATGCTAAAGTTGTTCCTAATTATCATAATGTAGAGAGAGAAAATTATACTTTTAATAGTTATGATTTTGATCATATTTTTGTTTGTCTTTCTCCTCAGTATATTCCAAAAAATCATTGGCATTATTTCAGTATGTTCATTAGTGCATTTGAGGAAATTGCAAATAAAGATGCTATAATATATACTGAAAAATTTGAAACTAGTATTCGTCATCTAGAGATAAATAATGAGATTTTACACCAATGTTCAAATGGTCGGTGACCACTTTTTGGTTCGCGGATATGAGGATGGAAAGCACGTTATGTTTCGTGATCAATTTAATCCGACTCTTTTCGTCCCATCAAATAAAAAAACAAAATATAAAACTTTGGAAGGTGAATATGTTGAATCAGTTCAACCAGGATGTGTTCGTGAATGTAGAAACTTTGTTAAAAAGTATGAAGACGTAGAAAATTTTAAGATTTATGGTAATACTGGATACATCTATCAATACATTTCGGATAAGTATCCAGAAGATGAAATTAAGTTTGACACTAAAAAAATAAAAATATCAACGATTGATATTGAGGTTGCATCAGAAAATGGATTCCCCGATGTAGAATCTGCTGCGGAAGAAGTTCTTTTGATTACAATTCAGGATTATTCTACAAAACAAATAAGAACTTGGGGTAAAGGACCATTTAAGAATAACCAGAATAATCTAACTTATAAGTCATTTGATAATGAATATGATTTGTTGAATGATTTTATTCATTGGTGGATGATTGAAGAAAATACTCCAGAAGTTGTAACTGGATGGAATAGTGAACTGTATGATATTCCTTATCTTGTACGAAGGATTGATAGAGTTCTTGGTGAAAAGTTAATGAAAAGGATTTCTCCTTGGGGTCTTGTGACTGAAAGGGAATCATATATTTCTGGTCGTCGTCATATCTCTTATGATGTTGGTGGAATTACTCAACTTGATTATTTGAGTCTTTATAAAAAGTTTACTTATAAGGCACAAGAATCTTATCGATTAGATTACATTGCAAGTGTTGAACTTGGGCAAAAGAAACTAGATCACTCTGAGTTTGATACTTTTAAGGATTTTTATACAAATGGTTGGCAAAAATTTTGCGAATATAACATAATTGACGTGGAACTTGTTGACCGTCTGGAAGACAAGATGAAGTTAATTGAATTGGCAATTACTATGGCATATGATGCTAAAGTAAATTATGGCGATGTGTTTTCTCAAGTTAGAATGTGGGATACAATTATCTACAATTATCTTAAAAAAAGAAATATTGTAATTCCTCCGAAAGAAAAAATTGAAAAAAATTCTAAGTATGCTGGTGCTTATGTAAAGGAACCAATTCCTGGTCGTTATGATTGGGTTGTTTCATTTGACTTGAATAGTCTATATCCACACTTGATAATGCAATTCAATGTAAGTCCCGAGACACTTATTGATCAAAAACATCCGACAGTAACTGTAGATAAAATTCTTAAAAAATCAATTGATTTTAGTGAATATGAAGATTATGCAGTGTGTCCAAATGGAGCAATGTATCGAAAAGATATTCGTGGATTTCTTCCAGAACTGATGGATAAAATGTATAGTGAAAGAAAAGTATTCAAGAAAAAAATGCTTGAGGCAAAGCAACAATATGAAAAAACTCCATCCAAAGAACTAGAAAAAGAAATTGCCAGATGTAATAACATTCAAATGGCAAAAAAGATTTCTCTGAATTCTGCCTACGGTAGTGTGGGGAATGAATTTTTTAGATACTTTAAATTGGCAAATGCCGAAGCAATCACTCTTTCTGGTCAAGTTGCAATTCGATGGATTGAAAATAGGATGAATCAGTTTCTAAATAAGATTTTAAAAACTGGAGATGTAGATTATGTCATCGCATCTGACACAGATTCAATTTATCTTAATCTTGGACCTCTTGTTAATAAATTTTTTAATAATAAAGTTGGGGACAAGAACGAGATTGTGGAACTCTTGGATAAGATATGTCAAGAGCAGTTTGAACCGTTCATCGAATCCAGTTATGAAGAACTTGCGTCGTATGTCAATGCATATGAGCAAAAAATGCAAATGAAGCGGGAAAATATTGCCGATCGTGGAATATGGACTGCCAAGAAAAGATATATTCTTAATGTATGGGATAGTGAGGGTGTTCGTTATGATGAACCTAAACTCAAAATGATGGGAATTGAAGCAGTAAAGTCTTCTACTCCTTCACCGTGCAGAAAAATGATCAAGGATGCACTTAAACTGATGATGAGTGGAACGGAAGAAGATGTAATTAAGTTTATTTCAGATTCCCGTGATAAGTTTAAAGAACTTCCTCCTGAAGAGATTGCATTTCCTCGCACAGCATCTGATATTCGTAAGTATGAATCTTCTTCTAACATTTATGTAAAAGGAACTCCAATTCATTGTCGCGGAGCACTTTTGTTTAATCACTATATAAAGGAAAGGAAACTTACGAATAAGTATTCATTGATTAATAATGGTGAAAAGATTAAATTTTTATATCTAAAAAAACCAAATATTATTCACGAAAATATTATTTCATTCATTTCGGATTTTCCTAGAGAACTTGGTCTTGACAAATATATTGATTATGACCTACAATTTGAAAAAAGTTTCGTAGATCCGCTGAAAGCAATTCTTGATGCAATTGGATGGAAGACTGAACAAAAAGTTAGTTTGGAGGATTTTTTCTCATAATGGATTTTTTAAAGGATTTGATAAAAGAGGTTGGGGGAGAATATGCTCAACTTGCATCAGAAATTAAAGAAAATGAAACATATGTAGATACTGGAAGTTATATTTTTAATGCACTTGTTTCCGGTAGCATTTTTGGTGGAGTATCTGGAAATAAAATCACTGGACTTGTTGGTGAATCTGGATGTGGAAAAACTTTTTATGCATTGGCAGTTGTTAAAAACTTCTTAGAGAATAATCCTGATGGATACTGTCTTTACTTTGATACAGAATCTGCTATTACAAAATCATTGTTAGA